AGTTACTGAATAACCGAAAAGGTCACCCAATGCTCCACCTGTTTGAATAGTTCCTGCAGTTACATCACATCCTTCTTTATCACCAATAAGTAATGCTTCACCATTTAAAGTCCAAACTACAACCTTAGGACGACCATATGCCATAAGTTTAAGCTGCGTAGTCATCTCGTTAGTCAACTTCTTTAAGTTTAATGTCAATTCTTGTTGGAAGAATGTTGTTCCATTCTCTCTTGAAGAGTTAACTGTTTCCGTGTAAGAAGAATTGCCTTTAAGTTCATAATAATAAACCGAACTACCTGTTGGGTTGTTTAATGCTGTTACCTGGTCGTTAGTTCCTGTTACTGCAGAGGCAGTGTAATAGTTTATAAAGTATACACCTTGTAAACCACCAACACTTTCTTTACATACTTCCTTTCTACCCGCTGATAACACACAATTTCCTGATGTGTAAGCCATGTTATTATTATTTAGTTTGTTATTAAAAAGGGTGAGTGTTTAACCCACCCTTTAATTAGTTTTTATTAGTAAGCTCCGTAGTATACGATGTCTTGTCCGATACCAAACTGAACACCAGCAGTGTATCTCATGATAATTCTGTAATTTTGAGAACCATCAATGTTAGCCATATCAATTACTTTAACTTCGTTCATATCACTTAACAAACCAGTTCCGAAGAATAAGTTTGATTTTTGTGCTGCAACGATTTTAGAGTCACTCATACCAGGACACAATACGATATCGATACCATTGAAGTTATAAGGCTTCTCACCGATTACGAATTGATTTTGGTAACCATTAGCACCAATGTTAGTTATTGCAGTACCTGTTGAAGTTAAACCTGCAGTTGCTAATTGGTAATCTTTTGCTACATTTGTTCCTACATAAAGAACTAAGTCTTGCTTACCATAAACTGTATTAGGAATAGTTTCAACTACTGATTGTAATTTAGAAATTACATTCGCTGAAGTAATGCTACCAGAGATGATTGCAGAACCACTACCTGTTAATCTTGCAGGCAATACATCAGTTGTAGAACCAGCGATGGTTGCAGCTACTGAAGCAGAGAATAATAATTCAAAACCAGAGAATTGACCATTTGTTGCAGTGTTACCTTGCCAAATAGATGTTTCAATAGCTTGAGCCACATTACCACCAACATAAGAGATTAAGAAGTCGTTAAAGTTCTTAGGGATTTCGTCAAATGCAGAGAAACCTAATTGTAAAGCTTCCCATGATTGAACGAATTGTTGCTTACATAATTGTAAGTTAACTTGGAATTCTTCTGGAGTTAAAACTCTTTCAGAGATTGATGCAGTTGCAGTCGCTGTGAAATCACAAGATGCATCTGAAATTAAAGAGGATAAAGCAAGTTTTTGGATTACGCTTTTGTATTTTACATTAGGCATAATCGTTACTAACTTCTTATCCAAAGTGTTTGCCGATAAAAGGGCAGCCGCAATATAGCCTGATGCCGCCTCACCTGCGTAGGTAGAGTTTCCGGTAGGGCCAATGCCTTCTGGCATTGTTGCGAATTTTTGAATTTTGTTCATGTTAATTCGTTTTTTGTTTTTTAATATTTTTAATTATATAATCTTGATAAGAAAGAAGATTGTGGGTCTTGTAATTTCTTACCATAATTTTTTCTGTTTGTTTCAAATTTCATAATAGAATTAGGGTCTTCGATTGGAGCACCATCTAATTTCGGTAACTCTTCTTCATCAATCTCAGCCATTTTGATACCAGCAATTTCTTCAGTTACTTCTGAATTTACAGGAGGCATCATTGTTTCCATCATTTTCATTTTCTTTTCCATCTCATCAATTCTATAAGCCATTTCTTCCATTTTCTTACCTAAATTGATTTCAACTTCAGACTCACTATCATCCATTGGTTCACCATCTGTTTCAGGCATGTTAGGGTCAACTTCTTCAGTTTCCTCTTCCATTTTCAATGTTCCTGATTTTACTTGACCTTCTAAGTCTGGCATTACATTTTTCTTGTCTTCGTTGCCTACTGATGGGATTGGTTTTTCTTCAATCATTTCAGCATCTACATCAGCCATTTCTACATTCTCTCTTTCTACGATTTTACCATCTTCTGATTTAACCTTCAAAAGAGTTTCGTTACCTTCTGTATCCTTTAACATTAAGTCGTGGAAACCATTAGGTGCTGGAGTTTTAGTTCCATCTTCAGAAACTACAAATAGGTCTTCACCTACATCGAATGTTTTACTTTCTACGATTGTTCCGTCTACTAATTTAGCATAAGTTAATTCAACAGTGTCTGCTGATAAAAACTCTACAATCTTATTTAATACATTTTTAGCGTTCATATTTTTTTGATTTATATTATTAAAAACAATGTTTTTTTAATTTATAGTTATTTTTATTATTCTTTTGGTAAATCTTCACCTCTCCAACTTATGTCTTGCACTATTGTCCTCATAGTATCAACATCTACCCAATTCTTATTAGGTAGGTAATCTACATCACCTAATGTTGAAATTATAAATTCAGTTTTAGCTATATTCCATCTTGCATTTTCTGGCCATTGTTGAACTATGTTCCAATCAATTGTTTCAAATTCTGCAGCAGGAATTATTGTGTATTTTCTTTCCATTACTTAGTTAGTATTTTATTTCCAAAATAGTTCCATGTTTGATACATTTCATCAGCTGAAAGTATTCTATTATACATTACATATGCTAATACTCTACCTGTTGGGTATCTTGTCAATACTGGGTCTCTACCAATGTTTATAGTAGTTCCTGGAAGTGTTCCGGTTGCATTTCTACTTTGTGCTTGTGTTGAAGTTAATCTACCAACATTATTCAATTGAGTTACATGTGAATTAGTTCCATTTGTTGTAAGCCAATATCCATTTAACCAAGTATTCCATCCTGTCCACCCATTAGGTGCCTGGTCCATTCTTGGTGAGTTTAATGTAGAAGTTAATCCTGGAATTAAACCTGATGGCCATCCACTGGCAGCTGAAGTTGTATAATATCCAATATCTCTGCTACTACCTGGTCTTGTACCTGGAAACGAACCATCATCATTTAACCAATCTTGTGTTGGACTTGCATCCGTACCTGATGTTACAATAGTCATACAACTAAATGATTGTGATACACCACTAACATAAGTAATGTTATCATTTACACCATCTAATTCTATACAACCACCAAATGTAGTTCTATATGTTGCTCCACCTTCTAAAGTAGCATTATGTCCATTACCACTTAAATCATAAGCAATAGTTCCATAAGAAGGTAGATAACATTGAGGGTCACTAAAGTCAAAGAATGTATCTAAACCTTCCGTTACTATATTTCCTTGCAATACTGGTGTAAACATATTATTTTAAGTTTTTAACATTCGTTGCGTAAATTTCAGCAGTATTGAATGTTATGAAAGATACTATATCTCTTGCACTACCGGTTGCAGTTGCAACATAATCATTTCCACCAGGGAAGTAGATGTTTGGTGCGAATGCAATACTACCCGTTGCTACTGTTGCAGATTGTGATACTAATAAGTTGATACTTTCACCTGGAATAATATTTGTAAATGCAACATGTGTAGTTGATGAAGTAGGTAGGTTTAATATAAAGTAGTTACTTGCATTCATATCAATACTAGCAGTTTGAGATGCAACTGATAATGTGATTGGTTGAACTCTCAAACTACCAGTTACATCAATGTTACCAATAAGTCTAATGTCAGGTATACCACTTCCAGATACTGTTAAACTACCTGTAATTACTGCATCACCCACATAAGGGAAACCTCCACCACCTCCACCACTACCAGTATTAACTGTCAATTGGAATGTAGAACTATCACCTTTGGTAAATGTAATTGTGTTAAGATTTACCGATGCAGTTACTAATGAACTTGCAGTTATTGAAGAACTTACAAATCCTAATGCAGTTATTTGTGCACTACCTGAAATAACACCTGAAGGTAATGTTCCACCAAATGATGATGTAGCAACTGTTGTAGTTATTCCACTTGAATTACCTACATACACAAAACCTTGTTGTAATGATGCAGTAAGACTACCTGTTATGTTTAAATCTCCGTTTAATGATGTTGCTCCACTTACATTTAAAGTTCCCTCTACGAATGTATTTGAACCACTATCAATTAAGAAGCCAGTCTTTCTCGTTGTTCCATTTCCTGTTCCAACTGAAAATACTGCGTAGTCAGATTTATTTCTTATACCATCGTTTACATTAAATCTTCCAAAGAATGCAGAACCTTGTGTATTTGTTTCTCCTGCAGACATACTTGCAGTAACAATCAAAGTGTTACCATATACAATAGACCTATGGAAATTACCATATGTATTCAATCCACTTGTTCTAGAATTACTATAATTTGAAAAAATCGTATTGTTTGCACCACCTATTAAATTATCATTGATTTGTGGTTGTCCGGTTGTAGTTGCTTGGACACTACCTGTTATTGAAAATGTATTTGTATTTCCTGCAATAGTATTTCGTTGTATAGTCACTGCACCTAATCCAACAGATGATGAGAAATATTGATTTAATAAAGAAAATGCACCATCGTTAATACTATTTCCATTAAATGTTGCTGCAGATGAAACTAATGTTAATGTTGCACTTCCGTTTATATTATTATTCGATAAGGTTGTAGTAGACCCGGTTAATGCATCATTAAATGCATTAATACTTAATGTTCCTCCAACATAGTTTCCTGAAAGTGATAATCCAGAAGTTAATTTCTCTGCATTCAATCCAGCTGAACCTATATTTAAATTTCCTAATATATTATTTTGTGCTATACTCCATGCAGAAGAACTAATTGGGCCTCTCATAGTCGTAATTCCTGCAAGATAGTTTGTATTCATTGCCGGAGAGAATTGCATCGAACCAGTTATATTTGGAACAGATGCAATACCTGAAAATATATTTTGATTACCACCTATATATTTCTTAAATCCTGCAGCTGGTGCAGTTTGATTACTAAATATATTTCCACTACCTGATATAATTGTATCACCAGTTTGGTCATTAAATTTGAATATTAAGTTTACATTTGAGCCAGTTGTCGGTATAGATGATGATATGTGTGCAGATGCAGATGTAAATCCTTTTGCAACTAATAACATTGAGCCTGATGCATCTGATATTGTATAGAAATTACCTGCGTTATCTATTAAGGTTTGGTCACCTGTGAATACATTTGAGCCTGTTGTTGCAAAACTACCCGTATTGATTGTAGAACCACTCACATCAGGAATATTAACTGCAAATGTAGTCGTATCACCTTTTGTAAATGTTAAGTTTCTACTTCCAGTATCAAATGATGCAGTATATAAAGCTAAACTTGCAGATGTATTAACACTTGCAGTGATACCTTCT